GTCAACAATTTAAAATTGATAATTTGTATAGAGAAATTATTGACTCATATATGATTCTACCTTTTGGGGATGTTGTACGTAAATTTCGTGGTAACCCATCTGGGTCATTTAACACTATAACAGATAACACTCTTATTTTGTATGAATTATTAGCTTATGCTTGGAATGTTTTAGTTCCAGAGAGGTATAAAACTTATGAATTGTTTCATAAGAATGTTGAAGCTGTTTTATGTGGTGATGATAATACTTGGACTGTATCTAATGAATTGTTGCCTTATTTTAATGCTCAAAATGTTTGTGTTGTTTGGTCCAATATTGGTGTTGTTACTCATTCTGAGTCAATGGAACCTCGAAAATTGTTAGAATGTTCTTTCATTTCAGCACAGTTTGTTGCGTTTCCTATATATTTAAAGAAAGAATATGTTATGCCTGCGCCTAAGTTTGAGAAAGTTATGGCTGCTATGGCTTTTAATCTAAAATTTAATAATGCTAAATGGAGTTTGCTGCGAGCATGTGCTTTACGAATTGATTCTTTCTTTTGTGTTGAAGCAAGAGAGATGCTTGCAGATTATATTAGATGGTTTGAACGTGAATATAATTTTGAATTGCATTTACCATGTGATAAGAATGAACCTAAAGACTTTTTGACTTATGATGATGTCATCTCTGTTTATAAGACAGATGATGAAATTTTGCATTTATATTTGGGTGATCATGAAGGTATAGTCGAATTATTTTCAAGTAATGCTATTCTTGTTCTTAAGGAAATTGGTTTTACATATCTTTGTAGGAGAAGGAGAAATAATTTGGGTTGTATTAAAAAGCTTGCCCAATAAAATGAATTATTATCAAACACCTCCATTTGAGAAATTTGGTAAGCGTGTTGTTTTTGAGTCAGATAATATGTATAAGACATTGCAGAAAGATGAAGAACGCCCTTGGTATACACCAAATGGTTTTACTTCTCGGTTAGGTTCTAAAGCTTTGTCTGGTTTATTTGGCGCTATTAAGGGTGTTTCGACTCCCTATTATTCAGGTGTCCAACCGTCAGCGATAACAACTAGTGACGGAATAAAAATGTCTGATTCGAGAATTTCACGTTTTGGAAAAATTATGGCTAAAAGTTTAAATAAAA